ACAAATTAAATTCAAAGGTGAGAATGATAACGATCAAGAAGTAAATTATGCAAAAATATCAGGTAAGATTTTAGATGCATCAGATGGATCTGAGGATGGTATATTAGAATTTGCGTTCATGAAAAACGGATCGCAAAATATATCAGGAAGATTTAGATCAGACTCATTACAATTATTAAATGATACAAGTTTGAGGGTGACAGGACACGTGGAACTAGGTGTGCTGTCCGGTGATCCTTCCGGAACTTCTAACATCGCACACATATACGCCAAAGACGATTCAGCAAGTGCAGAAGTTTATGTTCGTGACGAAGCGGGCAACGTAACTAAAATATCTCCTCACAACGAAAAAGGTGAGTGGGAATATTTCTCAAGAAACACAAAAACTGGCAAAACTGTAAGGGTAAACATGGAAGAAATGATACGAGACATCGAAAAACTTACAGGTAAAAAATATATTAAAAACGATTAAACTATTAAATCTAATATAGTCTGTAACTTACCTTTTATACTTTTATTATTAAGGGTATTTCTTAATCCACCGTGTAGATTTTTTGGCCAACATTCAAAAGCAGTCCAACAATATCCCGAATGTTCTTCATTTAGTTTTGGAACAAATTCAGAATCAATTGCTATCAAATACGTATGAAAATAAAATTTTTGGTCGTTAGACGTAAACATTTCTAAAGGGATCACTTTTTTAAATTTAGGCATAATGCCTATCTCTTCTTCTATCTCACGTTTTAATCCTTCGAATGCAGATTCGGTATAACGTGCTTGTCCACCAACCAATCCCCACATACCTTGTGTTTTTTTATCTGTTCTTTGCAGGAATAAAAATCTTTTTGTGGTTGTAGAATAAAATAATGCTCCCGAACAAATTATATTTTCCTTCATGCTTTAGTATAACAATTTATAGAAAAATTATCAAGGAGTAGTTGCATCACCACCGTCACCGGAGTCTGGATAATTACCATCAACAACAATCGTCCAATTACCAGCAGTGTATATTCCTTCGTATGATTTTACCCATTCTGTTCCGTTGAATCTATACTGTATACCGGTGTTTGTATTTGTAACGTAATGTTGTGTTGAATCAGGATGTGATGCATCAAAAACTTTTTGCCATCTACTTTGTGCAGTATTGTATTGGATTATATCTCCAACACTTGCAACTAAACTACCCCAAGTTGAACTCTGAACTGTTGCAGTCGAGTCACCTATTTGGTCTATAATTAAATATCTATCACCGTTCTGTGGGTTAGTTGGTGCAAACGTAGTGGGATTTATTATTTTCTTTACTGCTGTCAATGTATTCGCAGGAATAGTATCTGTGTCTATAGTGTATAACAATATTGTATCATCTAAAGGCGAGGTTGATATAGTACCAATAATTTCATTTCCGCCAACTTGTTTTAATCTAATCTGGCTTGTGCCATTCACAACTTTCCCATATTGATCTAGTAAAATTTTCCAGTTCACAGCAGGTCCAAATGTTTCAAATGGATCAATGTTGTTTGGTGCATTGGCACCTGTATGAAAGCCGTCTCCGCCAGACTTAACATTTACTCCTGTTGTTCCTAACAACCTTAATTGATTTCCTGTAACTAACAATCCAAAATTGTTTGGAGTGACAAAACTTTGCGACACTAGAGGTCCGCTTATCAATCCTTTGTTAATACCACCGTTGTCATCGTATATACTCATGATAATTTTTTGTATTACACCTAATTTTTTAACTTTAACCGGAGGTGATAACCATATTGGCATACTAAAAGTCATTGTTGCAACATCAATTTCTGAATCCGCACCTACCGGAATAGTTCTAGAACTAAAAGTGATGTCTCTTAACTCAACGTAACTTATACTAGTCCAATCGATATAATTGCTTGATTTTTGTATTTCAAAATCTGGATTGAACAAGTATAAAATTTGCTCAAGTATTTGTAATTTTTGATCAGTATTGGAACTGTAAATATCTGCTGTCACTTCCAATCTAAACGGTGAAGGCATAACTTTTTCTACAGTATATCCTGCACCTAACTTATTACTGTATGTGCCGTCTTCTAGTACATCTCTTTCTTTTAGATGTTGTTTTTCTATGTGATAAGGATTTTGCATTCTTTCCCTATCGTAGTTTAATTCACGTATATAACAAGCAATTTTTGGTGCATAATTTAAAGCATTTTCAGAATTGTTACGTATTAAGTTTGCAACTTGTCTAGTAGGATCACCATACACCACAGGTACCGGACGCAAGGCAATTTGTCCGTCTTTTGCTTTTCCTGTTTCAACAGAAAAATTATTTAGGATTCTCATAAATTGCGTTAAGAATCTTCTAACTTGTCCTGAGTAAAAATGTAACATTAATTGTCAGCCTTTGGTTTCAACGCATTTTCTAAAGATTGCCTTTGATCAACAGTTAACCCGTTAATTGTTGAACTAGTTGTGTTATTAACAAAACCGGTTTTTTGAGTTGCTCTAGAATCATTGTTGCTTGTAGTTATTCTTACAGAGTCCTCAACCTTGACCCATCTGGCACCGTCGTATCTAAACAATCTATTTGGCAGATAATCTGTACGTAAAAAATAGTCACCTTTGTTTACATCTGAAATTGGAAAACTAATTCCAAATCCTGCAGGATTGCCGTTTGGTGCAACACCATCTCCGTCCAAATAAAATCCATAGTGTGAACTTGCTGGTGTGTCTATGACTGCATTTACATTTTTTGACTGACTTGCTCTCTGTGATGTAGTATTAACGTTGTCTGTTCTAATGTTTCCTCTTTCATCTATAGGTGCAACATAATATTGTTTGTAATTAAATCCTGCTTTTGGTGAATCTTCTTCTGCTTGTTTTAATACTTGATCCGATATTGTTTTTTCTTTGTTATAAGTTGACATATAACTTGCTAAAGAACCAGTAGTAGTTGCATCTCCAAGAATATCTCTGTATTCCTGTGAGTCCACCAGGGATTTAAGTTTTAGTCTAAGTAGATGTGGCCACCATGTTTGTGAAAATCCTTCTGCGGCTCTGTTTACATCTTCAACAACATAATATCTTTTCAGTGCAATTGGTATGCTTTCATCTAAAGAATAGTCTTCTTTCATGTGTGGAAATTCAATGACGTCTCCCGACATAGGTTTTCTACCAATTCTCTCAACTGAGTCGTTCATGTGGACAGTGAGAAACAGTGAGTCGTTTTGTAGGAACATTCCAAATTGAGATAAATTGAAGTCAATATCTTGCACATTGTATATTCCACGAATTGTGTAAATGTCAGCATCGTATTTCCTGTCTCTGTTTTCTAGGAATAATAGATCTTGTATAGTTGTTTCGTTGATATTATTAGTTTGCCCTCCATCATCCGGCCCATTATAATTAGGTTGTGTAGGAGATGCTGGTCCGTCCTTGTTTGTTTCACCTTGATCATGTGGACCAACGTATTTGTGCAGGTGCAGATCGGTTCCGCCTACCGTAAACATCTCTTTTATGTTACGATCAAAGAATTTGTAGTCTGCGCCTTTTTCAGGCTTGAAAATGGATAATCTTGGCATATCACACATATTTATTGTTAAGTTGATTACTATAAATATGTGTATGTCAGAACTTCAAACAGGTCAACAAGAAATATTTGATTATGTAAAGAATAATCTAGGTGAGGGTATGATTGACGTAGAATTAGACCCAAAACACTATCAAACGGCACTTACAAGGGCCATAGATAGGTATAGACAAAGGTCTTCAAATGCAGTTGAAGAATCATATGCGTTTCTTGAATTAAAAGAAAATCAAAACACTTACATACTTCCTGATGAAGTAATCAACGTTAGAAAATTATTTAGAAGAACTGTAGGTTCCAGAACTGAAGGTGGAGAAGGCGGAACATTGTTTGAACCATTCAATTTAGCATACACAAATACATACCTTTTAAGAGCAGGTGCAACCGGCGGACTAGCAACTTATTATGCATTTGCAAGTTATCAAGAATTAATTGGTAAATTGTTTGGTTCATTCATACAATTTCATTTTGATGTTGCAACTAAAAAATTAACAATTACCCAAAGACCAAGATCGGACCAAGAAACTGTGCTTATGCACACTGATAATTTTAGACCTGATATAACACTTTTCAAAGACATTTACTCTAAACCATGGATAAGAGATTACACCCTTGCAGTATCAAAAGTTATGCTAGGAGAAGCAAGAGGTAAGTTCAATACTATTGCAGGACCGCAAGGCGGTACAACTCTAAACGGTGCTGAACTGAAGCAACAAGGTCTCCAAGAGATGGAAAGATTAGATAACGAAATCGGCAACTTTGCTGAAGGTGGCACACCTCATAGTTTTGTTATAGGTTAATTCTTAAAAATACTCCTGTAAATAAGTGTGTCATGACAGACTCCAGATACAAGAAATATGAAGATTGCGATATAGACGAACTTGAACAAATCGTAAATGATTTAGAAAATATGTCTATCAGTGCATTAAAAAGTAAAAAGTTGGACATTAGAAAATCTATACTGGGTGCGGTAAAAGAAGCAAAATTAGTCATTGAAAAAAGACTAAAAAAATAGTATAATCATTATATGTTAATAGGAATTGTAGGACTAATAGGGTCGGGCAAAGACACAGTCGCGGAAAGGTTGGTGGCCCAACATGGTTTTAGACGTGACTCTTTTGCAAAAAGTTTAAAAGATGCTGTTAGTACAATGTTCAATTGGGACAGAGAATTACTAGAAGGTAAAACAGAAATTAGTCGTGAATGGCGAGAACAGCCAGACGAATACTGGAGTGAAAGATTTGGCAAACCCGTCACACCTAGATGGGTTTTACAATACTTTGGTACAGAGGTTATGCGTGGCCAAATGTATGACGGAATATGGATAGACAGTTGTCTCGGTAGATACAAGGGTGAAAACACTGTGATTTCTGACACTAGATTTCCTAACGAAGTGGATACAATAAGGAAAATTGGTGGTAAGATTATCCTAGTAAAAAGAGGACAAGATCCTGATTGGTTTACAAGTTTTGTTGAGGGAAACATTGTGCCTACAGGAGTACACTCATCAGAATATGTA